CAGAACGCGAGGGCGTTAAGGCGCTGGCACAACGCATAGAGCGCTATGAAGCTGAGGGGCGGCCTAAGTCATGGCAAGAGGCGCGGCTTATGGGCATGATGTCGTTTAACGACTTCCGTGAGCGCATGTACGCCGCTTGCCCTACTATCAAGTTTGGCGTAGCGATTAACACCGAGTACCGTAACCTGTGGGGCGGTACAGCCGCGCAACTGAGAGAACGCGCTGGTATCGGTGGCAAGGGCGAAGTACGCGACACGCTCACCACGCCCGACCTTCACCTGTTGGGTTATGTCGAGTCGCGTTGTGCTGAGGCGTTCGGTGATAGGGAGTACATCACTGAGGCTGAGGCGCTTCAATTGATTGATGAGATTAGTTCGTTCGCCGCGCAAACTAAAGCGCTAAGCGATAAGGCCGCCGCGCCGCGTTTGAAGGGCGGCAAACCATGAAGCAAATCTATGACCGCTTAGCCCATCGTGACGGCGGGTTTATCTGCCGGTATTGCAAGCGCCCGTTAGACCCGAATCGGAGCAACCTCAATAACCGGCCTGACGACATCACGATAGACCACTTTATCCCGCTGACGATGGGTGGCAAGGATAACACTGGAAACAAGGTTATCGCGTGCCGTGCGTGCAATATGGATAAAGCGGATATGACGCCTGAGCAGTGGTGTAGCTATCGGGGATTGAAGCTAAAAGCAATCGCGCCGCGTGCTAGAAACACCGCGCTGTATGACCTGAAAAATAAGATTAACTCACGCCAAAAGGTAAAGGAGTAAGACCAATCATGATGACCAAAGACACAAAACACGGCACGATTATCGTAGACGACGCGGACGGGGATTTGTTGGAAGTCGTCTACGCCTACAAGAATAAGCGCACCTGTTACGCGGTAGGCGCGGGACAAAGCCCAAAGCACATCCACCGGATTATTGCCTCTCGGATGGTCGGGCGTGAGTTGACCCCGCAGGAACACACCGATCACGCCAATGGAAACGGGTTAGACAACCGCCGCGCTAACATCCGTATTGCCACACGGTCTGAGAACGCCGCCAATCAGACGCTTAGCAAGCGCAACACGTCGGGAATTAAAGGCGTTCGGTGGAGTGAGCCTAATCAGAAGTGGCGGGCGCAAATCAAAGTTAACCAGAAGATACACCATCTCGGATACCACACCGACCCCGCCGACGCCCACCGCGCCTATGTTGAGGCTGCCCGCGCCTATTTCGGAGAGTTCTATAACGACGGGACGGGGGCTAAATAACATGCCGATTAAAGATAAGTCGCTATACCCCGCTAACTGGAAGCAAATCAGCCTAGACGCCCGCGCCCGTGCTGGTAACGTGTGTGAGGTGTGCAACGTAAAGAACGGCGCGTATATCTATCGTCACGCTGAGGATAAAGCACGCTATATCTACTATGACCGCGCAACGGATAACTTCACCGAACCCGACGGCGCGTATTTAGGACAGGGTGACATCCCCGATGCGTTCAACGTGTCAGAGCAACCCGTCAAGGTCGTGTTAACGTGCGCTCACTTGGACAATGACCCGCGCAATAACACGCCCTCTAACTTGCGCGTTCTTTGCCAATACCATCACCTCACACTCGATGCTAAGTATCACGCACAGAACGCCAAAAAGACCCGCGCCGCCAAACGCGCAACAACCCTACAGACCTCCGGGCAGCTGGCGCTATTCGAGGACGACCAATCATGACACCGCCCCCAACACACAAGCAACAAGCCGCAGAACGGAATGAGACGGCTTACCGTTTAGCCGCGCTAATCCTAGAGCGCTACAACAATACGCCCGACTTTTGGCGCGATGTTCGTCACCTGTACCCGACGTTAGCGCAGGTTGAAGTATCAAATATCATTCGCGCTATCGCCAAAGACCTGACCACTAAAGCCGATAAGTACAAAGCTGAGGAGTAAGACCATGACCAAAGACGAATTTAACGCCGCGCTGACCCGCTGTATTGCTATCGAAGCCGACCCGATGGGCGGCGGTTTCCCGTGTTACCCGTTGGTCGGAGTAGGTGGGGACGCTGATGCGTTTACCGCTTACGACAATGACCGGCACGTTTTACTACGCGGCATATTTGTTGAGGCTATTACACAAGATGCTATAGACCGCGCCGTGAGCGTTGCCGACGCCTCATCACTGAATGACGCCGAGACGGGCATTAACGTTGTCCCGTGCGTAATCGCGCCCCACGACGCCCCGCTATCCGCGTCAAGCGAGGACGTGCTTCTATATTACGTCGCTATCCAACCCGGCGGGATGTTAGCGGGTATGTTGGAATTTACCGATTACGAGGATGCGTATTGGGATGATGAGGAGGACGGCCAATCATGACCGCGCCCATTACCAACCTAATACCATCCCTCACCCATGACGCACGCAAGCAAGCCGAGGCGAACGCCCGCGCCCGTATCGCAGGGGACGCGCCCAAAGAACCGACAAAGCCGACGCTGAATTACACCACGGCAGCGTCTCGTTATCCGTCTTGGATTATGGCGACCATCCGCACGCTTAACATTGTGGCGCTGATTGCATCGCTCATCCCGTCCGCTATTCGTCTGTTTAGCGTCGGCAGTTCATCGGCGCTCGATGCCAACTTTGACGACTCATCCGCGATATGGATGGGGGCAATGATCATATTGATTAGCGAAATCGGCGCGGTATCGTTGCAGCTGGCCGAGGCTAACGACGCGCTTACCCGTAGCCAACGGTGGGGCTACCGCATCGGTTCTTACCTGTGCGTGGCTATCGCGCTATCGGGCAACTATCAGGCCATGGACGGCCACGTATGGGATACCGCCTTTACAGCGCTGGATACGTTCGTACCGCCTATCCTTGCGCTCATCCTTGCTATGGCGTTGAAGGGTCAAATGTTGCAAGCCGTGTCAGACCGCTACGAAGCAAAGACGGCACATGACGCGGCCTGTAAGCGGATGGATGATGAGTATACCGTAGCCAAAGAAGCGCACGCCGCCCGACTGTTGACCGCGCACACTGAGGACGGATGGCGGCAAACCTACGCCAATGCGTTACGTGAGGAAATCTACGCGGCTAATAAGTCTATCGGGGCGCGTGCGGCCTTACTGCGTGACGCCGCGTGTGACTGGGTAGCGTTGGTGCGGCGCGAATTGGCGTCTGACGACTGGTTCACAGACGCGCCACAAAGCCCCGTATCCGCGCCTGTGCCGATGGATACACCACAAGCCGCGCCAATCATCCGCGTAGACCCCGTGCCGACGCCGCAATTAGCGCCCGCGCTGACGACTGACGATGTGGGGCTACCTGCCCGCAAGCCGAGTACGCGCAAGCCGCGTAAAGAGACCGTTAGCCTTGCCGATGTCCCTGTTATCCAGCAACCCATTAAGTGGGACTAACCCGCCCGTCCGTGGCCGTCGGCAATCCGCAGGCGGCCTATTGTGAGGTGATGAGATGAAACCGAATAACAACCCGCATGGGATAAAACTATTTAAGTCTACGGTAGAGCGTTGCAACCGTTGCAGTCGTTGGCGCGGACGTTACCCCACCTTCTGGGAAGGTGACTTAGTGGAGGATTGGTGCGATTGTGGGTGTTCATCAATCAAAACAGATGGCGGACGTCCGTATGGCGCAACTAGTAAAGACTGGGGGCTTTACATCTCTAAGTCGGATGAGTTTTGGCCGCTTTTCTACGCCGATCAGGTTGATGACTTCTTTGTTTTTGAAAGCGAAGAAGCGCGCCTAAATGCCATAGCAACCGTCGGCACGGGTAACGGTAATACCATTCGCATTAAGATTGAAGTTGAAGAGGTAGAGTCATGACCGAGCAAAAACAACACGCCTATAAGCTGGACATGGTGAGAAGTGAAATTTACTGCTCATCATCGGGACACCATTGGATGATGATTCACTTCTCGCATAACAACAAATCGCAAACGGGCGAATGGTTTTTCGAGAATGAAAGCCTAGACGTCTACTCGAAACGCTACGCCATGCCGCCGCTTCAAATCAAATTCCCTGCCTATTTCATCGCTGAAGTTAAGGCTACTATTCTAGCGAAATTGCCAACGGCGCGGGTGTTTGAGTATGACCGCGATATGAATAAGCGCTATACCGACTTGCGCTACCACCCCGACGATTGGATAGAAGTGCAGATAGCGGGATGGGATAAACCATGACCACAAAGACCTATCGCGTATTCGCAAACCCGCGCCGCCCGTCTCTCGACCAACAGACGCTATACCTTGAGGCGACCACGCCCGCGTTAGCGGTGTCCGAGGCGATAGCGCGGCTAAAGCGGATGGGGCTGAACCCCAAGGATTACGACATACAGGTGAAAGGTACGGTGAAATCGTGAGCGGCGGACATTGGGATTATCGACACAGCAGCGCCGCAAGTCAGTATGAGGGCGGTGTTGGCGTGTATTTTATAGATGAGGTGGTAGACGAGGTTAAAGCCGACCTAGAAAACCCCGCCTCAGAAATTGGCGACTTTACCACCGATAACCGAGTGATTGTGTATAACGCGGTCTTTTATCTCGAATCGGTCAAGCCGGAAATCAAAACGCTGTGTGACCAGTTAGTCGCGTTGGTCGGTCACGAGAGTAAAGTCTATGAGGTTATCGACGCGCTAGACAGATTGTATAGTGGTGACATCGGCGTAGAGACGTTGGTGTATCGGGTTAACAAGGCATTGGAGGCAGCACAACCATGAGCGACCAACTGACAGACCAAAAACGCGAGACATTGGCACGGGCAAAGGCGCGTGAGGGTAAGACGACACCCGCGCCGTGGGTACGGGATACACGCTGGTACACGATGGCGATATACGCTGATAGCGGGGACGTTATGGTGGCGGGTTCTAATCACGACGAACAACTAGAAATCCCCAACGACATAGACGCCGAACTCATCACCGACGCCCCCAACCTTGACGCCCTCGCAATCGCGCAAGCCGACATCATCCAACGGCAGGCGGCGCGGATTGCGGAGTTAGAGGCGGATAAGGCACACTTAATCCGCGCCCACGACGGTGACGCAAAACACATTGAAGTTACAAAGTATGGAGGCGATTATAGGGTTGCCGTATTTTCACGCAGTACGCATATCGAGTCATCAAACTCACTAAACCACGATCAAGCGTTAGTGAAAACCGATGAATACAAACTTAGCCACGAAATACCAGACGTGCTTGTGTTTAGATACGAGTTGCAACTATGACCCCGTGGCGTTTCACCAAACCCATCCCGACCATCGCGCCCGTACCCTATCCGCCCTGCTACCGCGCCGATGAACTAGACGCCGATATTGCGAGGCTACAGGCTGAGGCCGAAGCCCGCGCCAAAGAAGCGGGAAACGCGCCCGACGCAGACGACCCTAACGCCGGTTGGCTGACGATTAGCGCGGCGGCGCTGATGACGGGGTTTAGCGTCGGGTCACTGTCTAACCGTATCGAAAAGGGGCGGCTTACGTATGAGTGGCGCAAGGTCGGAAGTCGGCGGATGAGAATGATTAGGGCGGAGGATGTGAAGTGATGAATAAGCCAATAACTCTGGAAAGCTGGTTCATCGAGCGTTGGCAACACGAGCGCCCTATTAGCGTCCGCATAAAGGATACGCCTAAAACGTTGGGTGAAGTGCGCCCGTTTAACCACAACTATTTTACAATCATAGCGCGGTTCAATTCCGGCGTGATTGCTTACCCGGCTGTTGTCACCGATGATTACATGATAGACGGCAACATAACATTGATCTGGGCGCAAGCCTTAAACGCCATTGAACGCGAATACCTTAAGACGAAGGACAAAACCGAATGACCACCGACGAACTACGCGCCATTGTAGACGCCGCCAAAGCACGGCAAGCGGACATCACGCCTAAGCCGTGGTATTACAATCAATGGGGGTCGCTGTGCGGCGGCGTTGATGGCGAAACCCGTGTTATGCAAGTTAATCACTTGGACGAAATAGAGATACTAAACCCTACCGATGAACAGGCGATGATTTCCGCGCCCGACCTAAACGCCGCCGTGATTGCGTTGGCAGAAGAAAACGAACAACTTAAAATACAACTTGAAAAGTCACGTAAACGGTCACGGTTCTGGCAAAGTCAAGCGCGTGTCGGTGATACCAACGTTAGAGTTACTTACCCGTGGGAGGTGGATTAACATGAGAATGTCAGTAAGGCGATTTATCGGTATGCCTCCGCGCTATCAGACCGACATTGAAACGATCATTGGCGAGGGCGGTATAACCGTCAAGACGCCCGACGGGTCAGCCGTGGCAAACTTGCTTAAAGTTGAATACGAAAACGTGAGCGAAACCATATTCGAGACGGATGTAACTTTGACGTTTGTATTTATACCTACAAATGGTGAAGTTGTGATGAGCGCCGACGATGTGGCTTGTATCGTTAAGACGCTTGACGGGGTTGGTTTTGCAAAAGCAAGCCATCTTTCACATTGGCAGTCGTGGGGCGGTGAGCAGCAGCCTAAGAAGTGGAGACACAAGACCCTCAGCACACCCGCCATTGTCGAGACACAATCCCACGGGCGCGGCGTTGTGCGTGACGTGTGGGGCTATCAGAGCGAGGCGAGTGACCCGTTAGCGGGGTATCGCGTGATGAGTTGGGAGGCGGAATGATGGATGGAAATAAACATCCTGTGCAATTCCGCAAGGAAGAATGGAAAACCACGGGCGGTAAATTCTCATACCGTTTTCGCCTAACCGACGTCAAAACAGGTGAAATCTTGATGCTTCGTAGATGTCCTGCAGAAAAATACGCTACAGGGCTTGACGGTGTTTTTGACGATGCAATAAAACTCGGCTTCAAAGTCGTGTTCTCGGAAAGGGGTGAAAAACGACCATAAAAGATTTTTACGCCTCCGGATATTGTTACTACGGTGACAAACCCGAAACGCTTAAAGACGCCATTAGAGAGGCGGACTACGAACAAGCCAACCGTATCCGGCGCGGACTGTTAGGGTGGATACGGCACGAGAGACGGATAGGGCGTGTACGGGCCGATTGCGCGCTTATAGACAAACTAGGGGGGGGATGATGGATTACACAATGCGACCCGATTACAAGCCGGGTGATGTGGAGTTTGACCGTGACGCTCGCCTTTTGGCGGATAAATTCGTAATTCAAATACACGACGATAAAAGCGCACAGGGTGGCATATCAGCGGTGGTCGGGACGCTTTACCGTCAGGCGACCTACTGGCAACATGAGGCCGTCACTGTACCGACGCTTCTTGATAACAGCGTCCGGCGTGCCTATGCCGAGTTGCAAGCGAAACACGACGCGGCGCTAGAAACTATCGCATCAATGGCGCGGACAATAGAGAGGCTGGCGAAATGAGCGATAAGCATAGGTTTCACGTTGGTAACTTTGTCTGGTATACGGCACGTGGCGAGCGCGTTCCCGCGATAGTCAGCGAGACCTATCATCTTGATGGTGAGGCGCGATATGAAATACTGACAGGGAGCTTGTCGGGCGGCAACGTCAAAGAACACGAAATCGAATACCGTGGCGTTCCAAAGGAAAGTGACGATCAAGCGCGTGCGGTTTTGGCGCGTCGTGCGGCAAAGACAAAAGAGACGCCTAAGCCCAAAGACCCGCGCCAATGGTCGGTACACATCCCGATGATTTACCATGAAACAGGAGCGTTAAGCACGCGGCGGATAACCAACAGTTACCATCTTGTATCGCCCGACGGTGTGGAGTTTATGCACAAGTTTCTATACCCCGTCTCTGAACGGGCGGCGCACGAGATAGCGGCGCTTCAATTACGCTGTTTCATCATCGAGTATGAGGATTTGCATGGGGTGAGTGATGCTAAACCCTGACGATGAGACTAAGCCGATTGTGTGGATTGATATTGAACACGGATTGCTAACGTTTCGCACGCCAACCGATACCAAGACCGATACTATCCGCGCCAACAGACTAGACCGTTTTCACATCCTCGGTCTGAAATTACGCACACGATACACAACCACCGAGGACAAGCCAGATGAACCCTGACGATGAAATCCTATGCCCTGTCTGCCAGCGCCCCGGCCTGACCCGTGCCGACTTCGGGACGCGGCCTGATGGTAATCGGCGCAGCCCGTGCAAGATGTGCGACAATCACGGGCGCGTCTTACGGCGTAAGCGTAAACGTACTAGGCCATCATGGGTGCGGGCGGGTTTGTTCGGTTGACGTATTGGGCGTAAATATGATAAGATAATCCCGCGAAGCATATCAATTTCGATATGCCGCCTTAACGGTGCTGATTGGTCGTCCGCCGTTCATGGTCTTGCTCCTAAGTACTCAAACGACGAACGCGCTTCTATCCCTAAACGGGGTGGGGGCGCGTTTCGTTTTGTCAATTGTCCGTGCATGAAACGGTTTACGGCGCGGGCGGGGGTATCATTGATGAAAATCGTACCGTCGTACGGGATTAAGAGGCGCGATGTTTGAGGGGATTATCTACAGCGTTGGTGATGAGGTTATCGCTTGGGATGACACTGAACAAGCGCCAGCCTATGGGATTATCTTGGCTATCGACTTGACGCGCAACCTGTACGCCGTGCGTATCCCTACTGACATCGGTTGCGTTGCTATCCCCACGACGTTTGAATGTATTGCGGAGCTAAACAAGTCATGACTAAAACACGCGCAACATTCACTATTGGCACGGTGCTTCTGCTAATCGCTATTGTCTTGCGCTTGAATGGCGACTTGGTTAGCGATACCGGTTTATTGGTGTTTGCCCTCTGGAATATCGCGGGCGTGGTTGCCGCGCTGTCAGAGGATTTGACCGGAAAGCGTTTGGGCTAACCTTATGACCGACGTCCAAGAATCTAAACTACGCCGCTTTGTTGTCCAACAGGTTGAACCCGTCGCCATAAAAACTATTGAACGCGGAGGCACGGCTCACGACGTGATGGTTATCCATCTTGATAAAGACGATGAACCAGAAAACGGTGAACCTATTTTCATGATGCTAAGCAACGATAAGGACACGGGTTATTGTTCTTACCGAGCCAAAGGCGTCTTGAAAAACTTCTATGTTCGTCTTGCCTATTCTAACGATGTCGAAACGGACTAACTAACCCATGCCCCGCACCCGCCCAACCTCGCCAAAACAAGCCGCCGATCACGCGGCTGTTAGCGTTGGGGGTAAGGGTAACGGGTCAACACTTGCAACACGTAAAAAAGCGCACCGGAATTTCACCACTGACGAAATCGTAGAGGCGCTGTATGAGACCGGCGGCCTCGTGGCGCAAGCTGCCGACTTGCTTAAGTGTGAGCGCACAACCATCTACCGTCGCATGATCGAACCAGCGATTGCAGACGCGATTAAGTTAGCGCGGCATTTCAGCGTAGACGATGCCGAGAACTCATTGCGTGACCGCGTTCGTAAAGGGGATACCACCGCCATTATTTTTATGCTTAAGACGCTCGGTAAAGACCGTGGCTATGTAGAACGTATGGAGATGACCGGCAAAGATGGTGAACCCGTAGCACAGCGAATTGAGGTGGTCTATGTTGACACAGACCATAACGATTAAGCTACACAAGCCCCACCCCGCACAGGCCGCTATTCGCAAGGATAAGCGGCGCTTTAACGTTATCTCGTGCGGACGGCGTTTCGGCAAGACAGACTTATTTGTCGGGCTTATTTCAGAGACGGCACTAGGCGGGTTTCCGGTTGGCTACTTTGCGCCCCGCTATAAGCTGGTGATAGAGACATGGGCGGCGTTGGTACGGTGCTTGGGCGGTGTCATTAAATCACGCAACTTTACCGAGAAGCGCATTGAACTGATTACCGGCGGCGTGATAGAGATGTGGACAATGGACGACCCCGACGCGGGGCGCTCACGCAAGTATAAGCGCGTCGTGATTGATGAGGCAGGCTTGCAAGGCGACCTGTCCACTATTTGGGCAGAGTCTATCCGTCCTACCCTAATGGACTACGGCGGTGATGCGTTCATCGGCGGTACTCCCAAAGGCGCAAACGACTTTTACAAGATGTATGTTCGTGCCGATAGCGACCCCGACTGGAAGTCGTTTCGTTACAGCACGCACGCTAACCCATACATTCCTGAAAAAGAGATTGAAGATTATAAAACCGAAATGGGGGGGGCGGAGTCGTCTCAATACCGTCAAGAGATAATGGCTGAATTTGTTGAAGGTTCAGAGTCATTCTTTGGCAACATCGGGCGCTTCTTTACCGCCCCGCTTAATCCTGTCCGCGACCTGTTACACCGTCATGTGGCCGGTATCGACTGGGGACAATCTGCCGACTGGACATGGTGTCGTATTGGATGCGTAGACACCGGCAAACACGTTGCGACCTACCGTATTAACCGCATTGACTACAAGGACATCATCAACGCGATTGTTGACTTGTTAGAGGCGTGGGGTGTTGACCTTGTTATCCCAGAGAAAAACAGTATGAGTATGCAAGTCGGGGCGTTGCGTGATGAAATAGAGCGCCGCGTTTTGGCGTGTCAGGTGCAACCGTTTGTGACCACCAACGAGAGTAAGCGTAAGGCGATTATGTCCCTACATGCGGCGTTGAATAGCGGGGCGCTGGAACTCATGCCCGACCAAGTAGCACGCGCCGAATACGCGGCCTTTGAAAGTCATCAGAACGCCAATGGCGCGTATATGTACGGAGCGCCTGTCGGCTTGCATGATGACTGTGTGATTGCTGACATGCTCATGTGGCGGGCAATGAACGCCGCACCGATTGGGGTGTACTAACATGGGTCAGCGGCACAAGCGCAACACTAAGGCGAATAAGCGCAATAAAGCCCTCAGCCCCTCGCAACGCAACTTAGGCGGATGGGAAGGTGGCATTTGGTCGGGCGGCGGGTATGATGAGGCGGCGGCGTTAGCGTCATTCTACGAAACGCGCACCATTCCGCGCACCGACACCGGCTTAGCGGCGGCCTACGCGATTAGCGTGTGGGCATACCGCGCAACCTCGGTTAGAGCGTCAATGGTCGGGTCTATCCCGTGGCACATCAAGAACGTACAGACCGGCGAGGTAGTCGATAAGTCTACGGACGTTACGCACCGTCACCCGTTGGGCAAGGCGATTGCGGGCGTTAAGCGGATACAGGACTTTGGCCTATTCGAGTTGTGGGAATACAGCCTTTGCATCTGGGGTGAAAGTTATTTCGAGAAACTTCGCACCGAAGCTCGACCCGCTATGCCGATACAGTTCCCCGCCGGCTTCTATTGGCTGAACCCTATCGACGTGATGCCGTTCGCCCCCTATGGCGAAATTCAATATATTCAGTACATCGGGCAAGACACGGGGCGCGTGATTAAGCTAGACCGTGATGAGTTCGTCTTGTCGCGTTACTTTAACCCGCTTGACCTGTTGACCGGCATCAGCCCGTTAGAGGTTGCGCTCACGGATGTCAACGTGGAGGCTAATGCTAAGGCGTTCGCTAAGACGTTCTTTCGCAACAACGCCCGCCCCGGCCTCATATTCTATCCTAAGACCGACGGGGACGTGTTCAACGCAACGCAGATTGAACAGATGCGCCGGTTGATTAATGAACAGTGGCGCGGCATCAACAATGCCGGTATGCCGCAAATCCTTAACGCGCCGGTTGATGTCAAGACGCTGGACAGCCAATCGCTTGACGATCAATCAGACAGTACCGAGAAGATAAGCCGTGACATCCTCGCGGCGTTTGGTGTACCGCGCTCGTTAGCGGGTGATACGGACAGCGCACAATACAAAGCTAACGACGATGTAATGCAGTGGTTCATCCAAACCACCATCAAGCCGGAATGTATGCGTATTCAAGATACGGTCAATATTCACATGTTGCCGTTCTTGGATGAGACATCGGCGTTTATCTTCGAGTTCGATTTCAGCGGTTACGATGTTGTGACCGAGGCGGATAAGGCCAAACAAGACCTTAACGAGCAACGGTTTAGCACCACCGCTATGACCCTGTATGAGTATCAGAAACAGTCGGGGATAGATACGCCTGACGAACGGTTTAAGGACTTGTGGCGCGTTGAAGGGTATAACGGCTTTGTCCCGACTGACCAATTACCGAGCCTATGGAAGTACGGCATTTTGGGCGGCGTCGGTACGGTATTCGGTTCACAGGTTGCGGCGGCGGGCATCGGCTTAGACGTGCCGGATAGCGCGCTTACACCTGACCAATTGGCGGCAAAGAACCTGTCCGAGGCGCAAGCCCTTAACCCCGTCACTGTTGACCCGTTAGCCGTGCCTGTAGCCCCTACCGCGCCTAGTGAGCCGGTACGCGGCGGGCGCGAGTTGTGCGTAGCGCTAGACCTCGCAAATCAGCCCGACTTAATCACGTTGCAGCAGAATGTCAGACGCCTACTCGGTGATGCACCGGCAACCTATAACGACCCTGACAGTTTCCATGTCACACTAGCATTAGCGCCGTCCGTACCGCCTGACCTATTCGACACCGCAATAGAGGCGATTACCGCTATCCCCGTGCCGGAATTGTCGCTAGGTGTTGGCAGTCTGAACTCATTCGATAAGGTAGGCGAACACGCCGTTCATTTCCGTATCCGCCAAAACAGCGCCCTGCGCGATTATCAGGCGTCGATTGTCGAAACGCTTACCGACCTCGGCATAGGCCTGTCGGCGTTCAGCGACCCCGTGGCGTATAAGCCACACATCACCATGGCCTACACAGCCGATAAGCAGCGGGTGACGTTTCATAGTTCGCTCTCGGTCAAGCCACTAGGGATAGTCGTATGGGATGAGGCAGACGCGCCGGTCTATCGCACTACGGAGGCCGAGGCACAAGCCGACACCGCACGCGCCGCGCAACGTTGCCTAGATGAGTTTGAGGCTTACGCGACGTTTGTACGCAACGGCAAGCACCAGCGCCGCGCCTTTACATGGTCACACGTTGATGAGGATACGGCAGACCTGATGAAAGCCGACTTAGAAGGCGCAACCGACGCAAGCACACGCGGGGCGCAAATTATCGCATGGCGGGGCGTTATGAGCGCACGGGCGGGGATTAGCCCTGATGTGCTGTCTGACACGGTTCTACCCCCTGCCACGCGCCTGTATCGCGAACACCTGATGGAACTCGGTACACAGTTTAATAACCTCACAATGCACATAGGTGATTTGACCCGCGCTCATTACTTGCGCGTGATGTCAGCTCGTGCCGTGACCCGTGAGCAATCCCGATTTGAACAGGCCGCGTTTATCCTGTTTCAGCGTGCCGTAAAAGACCGGACACCGCAGACTCGGTTTGAGGAAGATTTGTACGCGTTGATTGCCGAATATTGCCCACGGGTGATGATTGCCGGTTACTCAGACGGCGGCGTTGAAGAGCACGAATTGACGCCACGGGATTAAGTCGGGCTGATTTGCGAGGTCTAGCGCTACGCACAACTCGCGCCCGCCGCGTACCGGCTCACTAGGCGCGGTAGGGGCTACAGGCACG